TATGGATCCAGAAGTTGGACAATCTCAAATGCCACCTATACCTCCTAAAGGACCAACAGAATTTGAAAAAGTTACATTAGCCCAAGTACAAGGTGAAAATGAAAGAGCTTTACTAAATTCACAGATTGAAATGAAGAAAATGGAGACTAAATTACGTGAGTCTTTATTAGATTTTGAATTAAGAGTAAAAGAACTTGAACTTAAATATAACACACAGATTGATGAACTTGCTATAAGAAATAGATCTGTGATAGAACAACAACAAGTTAAACAGTCCGGAGATATATTTAAAAAGATCATGGAAGGACAAAAAGAATTTTTTAACAAAAAGGTAGAAACAAATGGAACAGAACAACCTGTACAACCAGATACAACGAGGGAATAGAGCTAAAGTTTTAATAGAAGATCCTATTTTAAAAGAAGCTTTTACTTATCTATTTGATCAATACAAAAGTGAAATATTTAATACGAATTACAATGACCACGAACAAAGACAAGTGTTATGGATGGCATATAATATGCTAGATAAAATTAGAGGACATCTTGTTAGCGTTATGGAAACAGGTAAACTAGCTGCCTCACAGCTAGAAAACTTAACACGCCAATCTAAAAATGATTAGAAGCGTTAAACATAGGAGTGTATAATGGCTAAAACCGATACATCAATTAGAGGTGCTACAGAAAAGATTTTAGGAATCCTGAATCCTAAACTTGATGCTGAAAAGCAAAATCAAGTAGTAGGACAATCAGAACCTAAAGTTTCTGCAGAACCATCAGTAGAACCTGTTGAGGAACAGGTTATTTCTCAAGAAAGCCAATCTGAGTCTAAAGAAGCTTCAGAAGAAATCTCAGCTACTGAAAATCAAGGAACGCAAGAACAAACTGCATCAGAAGTAGAAATTGAGAAACCTTCTCTCCACCGAGTAAAAGTACAAGGTCAAGAGTTAGAGGTTACACTTGATGAGCTTAAAGCAGGTTATTCAAGAGATTCCGATTATCGTCAAAAGACACATTCTCTTTCTTTAGATAAAAAACAATTAGATGAAGAAAAGTCTGTTCTTAGACAACAATACGACATGAGACTTAGAGAGCTAAATGAAGCAATTATGGGAGCTGAATCTATTGCCAGACAACAATTAGATCCAGCTAATTTGCAAAAGCTTTATGAAGAAGATCCTGCACAAGCTGCTAAATTAGATTTTCAATTTAGACAACAACAGGAAAAACTTAATCAAGCTAAATTAAGAGCAAGAGAAGCTGAAAGAAATCAGTATTATTCTTATCTTAATGAGCAAAGACGATTAGCAAGGGAACGCATACCTGAAATGTCAGATCCAAATAAATCAGAAAATTTCCAATTTAATGTAAAAAATACATTAAAAAATTATGGATTTACAGATGAGGACATTGGAAGAATAACAGATCATAAAATGTTATTAGTCATTAAGGATGCTATGGCTTATAAGGATTTACAGAAGAATAAACCTATAATCCAAAAAAAAGTAACTAACGTACCAAAAGTAATAAAACCAGGTGTTGCTGTAAGTGAAAGCTCTAAGAGGAATGAAGTTAGGAACAAAATATCTAAATTAAGAAAAACTGGTCATATCAAAGATGCTCAGTCTGCCATTTTAGATATTATAACTAAATAACCTTAATAGGAGTAAAACATGGCACAACCAACAAATACCTTTGATACCTATGATTCCATAGGCACTAGAGAAGATTTGCAAGATGTGATTTACTCAATCTCTCCAACAGACACTCCATTTATGAGTTCTGCTGCAAGAGAAGCTGTAAGATCAACTTTGCATGAGTGGCAAACAGACTCGTTAGCTGCTGCTTCTACCTCTAATGCTGTTATCGAAGGTGATGACGCAACTCTAGATGCTGTAACAGCAACTAGTAGATTGTCAAACTCAACACAGATCATGGACAAAACTGTCGTGATCACTGGTACTCAAGAAGTAACTAACAAAGCTGGAAGAGCATCAGAATTAGCATATCAAATTGCTAAAAAATCCAAAGAACTAAAAAGAGACATGGAAGCTACATTGTTAGCTAACCAAGCAGAAGTTGTAGGAGATTCCTCAACTGCTAGAAAATTTGGTTCTATTAATGCATGGATTGCTTCAAATGATGAATTTGGATCAGGCGGTGCATCTGGATCAGCAGGTAATACTGCTAGAACTGATGGTACTCAAAGAGCTTTAACTGAGGACTTTTTGAAAACTGCTATCAAGAGCATATGGAACGCAGGTGGTAACCCATCTGTAATCATGGTAGGACCATTCAATAAACAGAAAGTTTCTGGATTTACTGGTGGATCTACTAGATTCGATGCTTCAGAAGATAAAACTTTATACACAAGTATTGATGTTTATTCTTCTGACTTCGGTGATCTTGAAGTAGTACCAAATAGATTCCAAAGAGACAGAGATCTTCATGTATTAGACATGGATTATTGGGCTTTAGGATTCTTAAGAGACTTCACAATGTTTGAACTTTCAAAAACTGGAGATAGTGAAAAGAGACAAATGCTTGTCGAATTTACATTGATTTCTAGAAATGAAGGTGCTTCAGGTGGAGTTTATGATTTAACAACATCATAGTACTTATTTGTGTGGGGGGTAGTTTTTACTCCCCACATAATCTATGTTAAAATTAAATATAAACTTAATATAAAATTATGATTGGAACATTAAGAGCAGTTAGGACTAATAAAGTAACTTCTTCAGGTACATCAGCACAATCATCAGCTTTTGGTGCTAATATTGAACACGTTAGAATAGTTGCAGACGCTGATTGCCATATTGAATTTGGCGTAAATCCAACAGCTACTTCATCTAAAATATTTGTACCATCTGGAGATGTTGAATATTTTAAAGTATCCGAAGGTGAAAAAGTTGCTGTAATAGGAAGTGTTAATTTATACGTAACTGAATTGTGTGAGTAATGAGCATTTTACGATCAGTAGACAAAGATGGTACTAAGTACTATTTTGAGACTGACGGAAAATTAACTGTACAAAACTCTCAAGATACTTCTCCTATTCTTGATAAGAATAAAAAGCTTTATTCATTAAATAATGGCTATAATAAATCTAAAGATTTAAAACGTGTAGCAAGTATTCCTAATATTGTTCTAACAATTTGGGCTAAAGAGTATAATGGAACTAACAATTGGTTTTCAATACCAAATAAAGAAAGAAAAAAAATTCTTAAAAATAAATTAAACAGTAGTGATTATAGATATTTTAGAACTGCTGCAGGAAGGTTTTAATGGCACTTAGTACATATTCAGAATTAAAATCAGCAATAGCTAACTGGTTAAATAGATCAGATTTAACTTCTGAGATAGCAAATGACTTTATTAAACTAACAGAAGCAGACTTTAATTCTAAATTAAGAATTAGACAAATGGAACAGATTGATTCTATTACAATAAATGCTGAGACTGTAAGTGTACCTACAGGATTTATTGCTGTAAAATCTTTTTACGTTTTACAATCAAGTACAAAATTTAATTTAGAATTTATAACACACAGCAATTTATTTAAAATAAGGGGATCAAGTACAACTGGGTTACCAAGAGTTTTTACGATTGAATCGGATAATACTTCGGAAAGTTTCAGGTTTGCACCTATACCTGATTCTTCGTATACAGGATTTATTCATTACTATAAAGCGTTTGCTGCATTATCTGATGCAAATACTAGCAACTATATTCTTACAAATCATCCAAGTATTTATCTTTATGGTAGTCTTTTTCATGCTGCTAATTTCTTGGGGGGAATAGAACCAAATCAATTATCTCAATGGATTAATATGTATGCTACTGCTTTAGAAAGATGTGAAGATAATGATAGATCTGATTCTTATGGTTCTGCACCAGTAGTGCAAAGAACAGATATAGGTACAGACCTTTCTTTTTATAGAAAAAAATCACAAGGATAATTATGCAGATAGCTTTTGGAGATTGGCTACCAGATCAACCTGAACATCTCAATAAAGGATGTAATGTTGCATCTAATGTTTATCATGCATTAGATAGCTATAAAAGATTTCCCTCTTTAGTTAATTATTCTAGTAATACTACATCTACTGATGTTAGAGGTGGTGGGTCATTTAAAAGTGCAACAAGTGCAGTATTTAATTTTGTTGCAACTAATACAAATATTTTCCAATTAGATGGTGGTACATTTACATCTAGAAAAAGTTCTTTAACTGGAGGAAATACTGATTATTGGACATTTACTCAGTTTGGTAATTATATTATTGCAAGTAATGGTGTAGATGCACCTCAGTATTATTTGATGGGTTCATCAACTAATTTTGCAAATTTATCTTCTATAGCTACAGATGGTACTCCACCTATATTTAAAGTTAGTGGTGTTATAAGAGATTTCTTAGTTACAGGTAATATAGTTAATGCATCTAATAGAGTTCAATGGTCTGGAATAAATGATATTTCGACTTGGGCGTCTGGTTCTAAACTATCTGATTCACAAGATATTCCAGGTGCAGGTGGTAGAATTGTTGGAATAACTTCTGGTGAAATAGGATATGTATTTAGAGAAAATGAAATAATTAGAATGGACTTTGTTGGTGGATCAACTGTATTTAGATTTTCAGTTATCTCTCCAAATAGAGGAGCTATATATGGAAAAACAATATGTCAGGATAATAGACGTGTTTTCTTTTATGCAGATGATGGATTCTTTGAAATTAATGGAGATAATATTATTCCTATAGGAGCAGAAAGAGTTAATAGATTTTTTGATCTTAATGTTAATAAAGGTTTCTTAGATAGAATTGTTGGAGAAATAGATCCATTTAATCAATTAGCATTATGGTTATATCCTTCTGCAGATAATCAAAGTAATACCACAGGTATTTGTGATAAAGTATTAATTTATAATTATGCTACACAAAAATGGTCAATAGCTGATGCTAATGCTAGTTTTATATTTTCACAATTTGTTAGTTCATACACAGTAGAATTAATGGATATTATTTCACAAAACCTAGATAATATTAATGCAGCATTAGATACAGATTTTTGGAATGGTGGACAAAGATATTTAGGTGCAATTGATGGAGATTTTAAAGCAGCAATATTTTCAGGAACATCAAATGAATGTGAATTAGAAACAACAGAATTTGAACCATTTCCTGGAAGTAGAGCAAGTATTCAATTTATTAGACCTATTGTTGATGCACAAGCAACAGTTACAATAAAAACTAGAGATAGACTTGCAGATTCTGAAATAGAATCAAGTTCATCTAGTATGAATAGTTTTGGTGTAAATCCTGTAAGACAATCTGGTAGATATTTTAGAGCAAATGTTAAAATACCTTCTGGTACAATATTTACTCATGCACAGGGTATTGATATAATAGCAAGTAGGTCAGGTTTAAGATAATGGCTGATATTATTGAAGTGGATATAGATAATGTTCGTTATTCTTTTGAAACCCAAGAATTTTTTCAAAGATTATTAGAGGAGTCAGTTAATAGTTTAATTAATAAAAATAATCTTGAGAATGATAAAGTTTATACTTGGTTTGTAAGTTAATATGGCAGGAATAAAAGATTATAGCACAACAGCCGGAAATAATACTTCAGTAGGTGGTATAAGTATTGCTGAAGGTATGTTGCCTTCAAATATTAATAATGCATTTAGAGCATTTGCTGCTGATATTAGAGAATGGTTTAATGACTCTCAATGGATAATATATGGAGATGGTGATGGATCATTTACTATTACATTTGCAACAGCAACATCTTTTACAGTTGCTGGTGTTGATGTTACAAGTTTTTATCACGCAAATAGAAGAATTAAAGCTGTAGGTTCTACTACAGGAACAATATTTGGAACAATAAGTTCATCAACCTTTTCTACTAATACAACTGTAAACGTAACATTTGATAGCGGTGCATTAATAAATGAATCTTTAGTTATTTATGTTGGTGCATTATCATCAACTAATACATCAATACCTGCTGGTGTAGTATCGTCATCTATATTAGCAGACGGATCTGTTACTACAGCAAAGTTAGCTTCTAATGCAGTAACTACTGCTAAGATAACTGATGCAAATATTACAACAGCTAAAATAGCTGATGATGCTATAACTACAGCAAAAATTTTAAATAGTAATGTAACAACTGCAAAAATTGCAGATAGTGCTATTACAAATGCAAAGATTGCAGATGCAGAACTTGTAGCTATTGCAGGTTTAACTTCTGCTGCTGATAAAGGTATTCAATTTACAGGATCAGGTACAGCTTCTACATACGATTTAACAACTGCAGGTAAAGCATTATTAGATGATGTAGATGCTACAGCACAAAGAACTACATTAGGTCTTGGAACTATTGCAACTCAAAATGCTAATAGCGTTACAATATCTGGTGGTAGTATTACAGGATTATCTTCACCATCAAATAATTCAGATGCAGTAACAAAACAATATGTTGATGATCTTTTAGCAGGTATAAGAAAAAGAACTACTGTTAGAGTAGCTTCTACAGCGAATGTTGTTATTGCAACAGGATTAGAAAATGGAGATGTAATAGATGGTGTTACACTTGTTACAGGAGATAATGTTTTATTAAAGAATCAAAGTACCGCATCACAAAATGGTATATATACTGTTGTAGCTAGTGGAGCTGCTTCTAGAGCTACTGAATTTGATACGTTTGATGAATTAGCAGGACAGCTTATTTCTGTACAAGAAGGTGCAACAAACTCAGATTTATTATTTTTATGTACAGCTAATTTTGGTGGAACACTTGGAACAACAAGTATTACGTATGGTGGAACTAATGTAACTGTACTTGATTTAGTGCAAGATGCTAGTCCTCAACTTGGTGGAGATTTAGATATTAATGGTTTTTCAATTGTATCAACATCTAATACAAATATTAACATAACACCTAATGGAACAGGATCTGTTGTACTTGATGGCTTATCCTATCCACAAACTGATGGTACTGCTAATCAAGTTTTAAAAACAAATGGTTCAGGAGTTTTATCTTTTACTACCTTACAAGGTGGAAATATAACAACTGAAGGTGATTATTTTTCTAACTATAATGCTATTACAGCAAGTGTAACAACTACTGTTGCAGCTACAGTTAATGCTTTTTTAAAAGGTCCAATAACTGTAAATAGTGGATTTACATGGACTATTGCCTCAGGTAGTGAACTTAGTGTAATATAATAATACAATAGGAGTAATATTTAAATTTTATGTCAAAGATTAAAGTCAATCAAATTGAAGCTGCTACAGGCAGTACAATAACAGTACCTTCTGGTCAAACACTAGATATAAGCTCAGCAACAATTTCTTTACCTAGCACAGTTGTAACAACAACTGGTACACAAACATTAACAAATAAAACTTTAACATCTGCAACATTTGGTGGTACTGGAATATCAGCTTCAGGCAATATAGTTTTAAAACCTTTTACAAATATTCTAGAAATTCAAGGTGATGGATCTTCTGCTGTTGGTAAAATACAATTAAACTGTCCAGTTAATTCTCATGGTCAAAAAATTGCTTCACAACCTCATGCAGAAGCGGCTACTAATACTTTAACATTACCAGGTGGTAACACTATTGGTAATACAGATGCAGTATTAGTGTCTGACACAGGAATACAAACGATTACCAACAAAACACTAACAGCACCTAAGATTGCAAATGGTGGGTTTATTGCAGACGCAAATGGTAATGAACAAATTAAATTTACAACTACAGCATCAGCAGTTAATGAATTTACAGTAATTAATTCTGCTACTGGTTCTGCACCAGAAATACAATCAACTGGTAGTGATACAAATATAGATTTAAAGATTACACCTAAGGGTTCTGGAAAAATTGTTTTAGATGGTATTTCGTTCCCTAATGCAGATGGTAGTGCTAACCAAGTTCTTCAAACTAATGGTAGTGGAGTATTAAGTTTTGGAACTATATC